CAGCGGCTTCACCACGCGTAAGGTCATACTTATTGCGGCCCTCGCGAAACAAACGGCCAACATCACCCCAAAACGGGGTCTGATCCTTCTGATACGAAGCCTCATTGCGTACGAAACCATGGTTGGTCCCATCATCCTCTCCACTCTGATTAACACACAAAGTGGAGAAATAAAGGGACGCCGCGGAACGCAAAATGCGCCAAAGCCACAATCCACCAAAGGCAAAAAGAATCTTCTTCTTGGTTTCCCAAGACAATTCTCCAAACCACACAGATGGACGCGGACATGTCGTCCAACGTACAATCATCTCGCTGCGCATCTGCATGACTTTCCAATACACAAAGCCACAATAAACACACAATGCAGCAACCATGGTGCACGCTCCATAACGTGCGCCATGCAACTCATTAACAATTGCCATTACAAACACTGTCAACAGCTGCACAACATGCTTCTTCATCAGCTCAATAATCGATGCTCGATAGCTAAAACCAACAAGCACCAATCCTGATTGACTCATGAAAAAATCACGCAGCCACACATCAATACGGCTACAAACGCTCTCCTCGAGCGCGAGGTACCAATCACGGACCTCTGCCACACCAGGCAATCCTGTCTGTGAATCCAAAGAATCACAAGAGCAGAACTGCTCAGGCATCTGGCAAGTGGAACAAATAGCGAATTCATCATTCGCGCGCTGTCCACTAACAAAGGCTCTCTGGCCTTCAAAATGATCTAACGCTTCAACACGCAAGAATTCAAGCAACTCCTTAATGCTAAGCCACTTATCCTCGGCAAAGAAATACTTCTTCACAAAGGACTGCTTAACTCTCTTATCCATCTTAGTGGAGCCACCCTTCTCCTCGGGGACCCACTTGTAGACACGATAAAGACCGTAATCTGGGAACATTTCACTCCCAAACTCACGAATTTTGCGTGAATCCAAACGTGCAGAATCATCCTCCCGGTACTCGGGACGAACGATTTGCTCGATGTGAACATTAAAGCGTCGGAGAATTGCCTCCGGCGCATTAACCCACAATGAAGCATCCAAATCTTCAACATTAGTTGTTGCCGTAACAACACGAGGATCAAGCATAATCTGACCCTTCTTCTCAGCCTCAGCTACAGTAGCTGGCATGGGCTGATTGTTATTCAACAAAATAATCTTTTCGATTGGACACTCAGTGGCCTTCTCAGACCTAACCTGGGCAATATCATCAATACGAATAACCGTATGATGCGTGGCAATACCTGACATAAACTTGTCTTGCTCATTCATCGAATAGCAATTATCAGGATGGTTATCATAACCACCAACTCCAGCGAGATAACGACCAACGCCACTCGCAATACAAGTTTTTCCAACACTTGAATCACCAGTAAACAAAACACAAAAAGGGGCCTCACGAAGAGTACCCTTCTTCTGCTTACAACGTCCAACTGCAATCTTACGAAGCTGCAAAAGACGGGAGCTATAATACGCACGCTCACCATCTTTGCAAGTCTTCATCTCAGTTAGACAATGATTAATGTTGTTGTCTAGCTCTCGATCAAACGAAGCAAAATCAAGGCTACCGTGACGACCAACTTCAATCAATGGCCACTCCGAAACAAGCCGAGTATACATATCCTCAAAGGCGTTCTTCGGAACGTCGTCCCAGAAAACTGAGACATCACCGCTCTCAACAAAACGAGCAAAACGCTCGCAAATCTTCTTACTAAGATTCCACAATTCCTTGACAACCTCAGTCAAGGTAACCGTACGGTGCAACGGCTGCGTTTTAAACACACAAACTCCCATAAATGAGAGTTCAATGCGCTGAAACCAGCCAATGGCCACAAACAAACTCAGAATAACATTGATTCCTTTCAGAATCTCTGAGTCAACAATTCGAGGCAAATTCTCCTCAACAAACGTCCTCCAGGAGAAAATAATCTCCCAAGGAATTGAAGGAAACTTAAATTCCTCCATAATATCACGGAAGAAAAACCACATCTGACCGAGAAAATCCATAAGCTCGTCAGACGCGTCATAGGCAAGATTAATCAAATCTTTCTTACCTACCTGAGACTGAAGCGGCTGCTTCTTATTCTCAGTACAACGCTTGTTTTCTTCCTTACGCTGCTCAATCTGCTGCTGTGCGATAGCACGCTTCTTGGTAGCATTCCTCTTGTTCTTCTGCTTATTCGCCCACTTACTCTGGGCATACTTGTCCCCTCCTTGGGGATCAAGCAACTGGCTGACAACAAAGTCATACCAATAAGTAAACAAATTCAACATAACTGGAAGAGCATAGCACTGGAGCGCAAACTTAACATGCGCCCAATGCAATCCTCCTCCAGTCAAGCTGAAAAACAAGATCCAAAACTTGGAAGGCAACTTCCAAGTAAGCTCAACCCTAAATGGTGTAAAAGGTTGAACAAAAAAGTGGATGACCATAATCCACATAACTACCTCAACAAAAGGTAGCTCCCAACTGAATGGAATCAAGCCTGTTGTGTTGCTATTGTCATTGTTTCCGCAAATAAAAGAACTATTCATATTTGTAGGGAACAGGCAACATATTCGTTAAACGAATTCTAAATATTACTTCAAGCAACAAACTCGATTGAGAAACAACAATTCTCTCAATTTATATCCTTAGATCCAAAAATGACGGGCAAGGCAACATACCCTATACATGCGGTAACATGTACTGAAACGGAAATGTGATATAAATATATTGACTCATACTTCTATACGTCGAATTAATGTGCGCCAAATCGACCGATTCGTCTAATTATACTTTCTCTTTCTACTAGCTCCATGTTCTT